ATACGATCCATCATTGTTTGAAACGATTGAAAAAAAGTTGGAATAGAGATGCTTTTTAACGTTTCTTTCGTGTTCCGCCACGATTTTTTTGAGAGTTTCTAATTTGCATGGTTGTTTGATCCAGTATTCTTTTCAGCGTACTATTTGGCAAATTTGATTCTGTTATGGTTTCAATCAAATTGGTGATGGCCTCTGTTTGAAAATCGGGTTTCATTATAAACAGCCTATTTAGCGATTCTAAAGCGTCTTTGTATGATTTGCTGTTCATAACATCTTGACTTAGTTCAGTTTGCTGCGACAGTTTATCCGTGATTTTTTTGCGCATTATTTGATTTATTAATTGCGACACATTACCATCATAGTCGGTGTAATCACGCCTTGGTATTCGGGGAGGTTTGTGTTCGATAATAAAATCATTTGTTTGAGGAGTTATATCCGGAGTGTGACGAATCACTTTATTGGAAGCACCGCCTTTCTGTACATTTTTTTGAATCGTATTGGATATATTATTTAGTAATGCGTTAGTAATATCGTCGGGTGTTTTTAATACAAGAGGTGTTGTGGGATTTGATACTATGGTTTGACTAAGAGTAGGTGTAGGAACCGGAGGTCTATTGGTCTGGGTCTTAGGTTCCTTGGCCTGGGTCTGAGGTTCCTTAGCAAATGGTTCATTCTCTATGGTATCTAATATCTCCGTCTGTTTCACCAATTCTTCCGGTGAAAGCTCACGCAACCCAATTTTGGTTTCCACTATTTCCGTCGCTTTTTTCACAAACCCTTCTACAATTTTGTTTATTTTAGCAGTTGTTTCAGCAGTATTTTGCGGATTTGGTACAACTGCTTTCAGTTCAGCCGTCAATTTATATTGTAGTTCTCTCATCATCTTGGTAACATTGTCCACACCACTAATCACTTTTTTTAAATATCGCAATTCCTTCATATATGCCGGCATTACAACATCGCTCATTTTGACTGATAGGTCTTTCAAAAACCCTTCGTCATGGTAGAGGACTTTATCCATGCCATCGCCAAAAATGGTTTTGATGTCAGTATCTTCCAATTTAATATTTTCTTTCAAGAATTTTGCTATCGAATCTGACAATACGCTTTTTAATTGATCCATTATCAAGCTCATTTATAATATATTTACAAAATATGTTCGAATATTACACCATTTCTTCCGCAAGGGTAAAACGCCCACCTTCCCTCCTACCCTCCTACCCGAAGGGAGGGTAGGAGGGCGTAGGCAGTTTCCAGAAAGGTTGGTGAAGGTGTTGCATTTTTCACATCTTCCCCTAGCGTGTGAAAAATTGAATCATTCAGGCTAAATAGTTTTGAAATATATATAAACCCATCGCGTTTAATTAGTCAACACCAAATCAATTAAATAATAATGGAATCTCAACAACAACAACAAATCTCCGAACTAGAAGAAAAACGTGTTCCTAAATCGCGAACAAAGAAGTCGCGAATTCATATGTCAAAAACGGAAAAGGCAAAATTATGGGAAATATTGGATACGGAGGTTGAACCGAAAAAGCTAACCATTGAATCCAATACAGACACGACTATTTGTAAATTATGTAGCGCGGATTTGATTTCCAATGATGATGGATTCCCTACATGTGTCAATAGTGCATGCGGTCTAATTTGTCGCGATGTCGTGGACTTTAGTCCAGAGTGGCGGTTCTATGGCGCCGACGATAAAAGCTCGACTGACCCAACCAGGTGTGGAAATCCAGTAAACCCATTGCTACAAGAATCGTCGCTGGGATGTAAAGTGCTTTATTCCGGCAATTCGTCATATGAAATGCGCAAAATCGGCAAATGGACCGAATGGCAATCGATTCCGCATCGTGAAAAGTCATTGTATTCCGAGTTCACCTATATTAGCACAATGGCGCAAAATGCCGGTATTCCCAAAATCATCGTGGATGACGCCCTCGCAATCCACAAAGACATTTCCGAGCAGAAAATGTTTCGTGGGTGTAATCGCGACGGCATCAAGGCGGCGTCTATCTACATCGCATGTAGACACAATGGGTGTACGCGCACATCGCATGAAATCGCCGAGATTTTCCATCTAGACAATGCGTCGGCGACACATGGATGTAGTTTGGCACTCGAAATCCTGAATACAGTAGAACGTAACTCGGGGGTCGAACAGACCAATTTAGGTGTTACGCTGCCAAGCGCATTTATCGAGAGATATTGCTCGAAACTCAATATTGTGAAGGACCACATGATGTTGGCCAAGTTTGTTTCAGCGAATGTAGAGCGGATGAACCTGATACCGGACAATACGCCGCCATCCATTGCCGCGGGAATCATATATTTTGTTTGCCAATTTTATGGGTTGAGCCAATCGAAGTCGGATATCAAAATTGTGTGTGGAGTGAGTGAAGTCACGATTAGCAAGTGTTATAAGAAACTAGAAGACCGGAAAAAAGACCTGATACCGGCGTGTTTACTAAAAAAATAAATATATAATATTTGGCATTATTATATATTCAGTATGAATGATGACGCCGAAGAAAACATGATTGGTATTACAATTGAAGAAATTGCGCCCGATGAAAAACCAGCCAAAGCTCAGATCCCAAGTATTATTTTTGTGATTCCTTACAGAGACCGCAAAGAACATTTAGAGCAGTTTCGGCGTCATATGAAAATGGTTATGGAAGATATCGAGTCTGGCACATATCGTTTTTTGATTGTTCATCAATGCGATACCAAATCATTCAATCGCGGTGCTATGAAAAACATCGGGTTTATAACAGCGAGTCGGCTGTATCCGAATGACTATCGCAATATGACATTTGTATTCAATGATGTAGATAGTATGCCAATGCGCAAAAATATGTGGGATTATAAAACGACACATGGCATAGTAAAACACTATTTTGGGTTTGACTATACATTAGGGGGAATTGTCTCCATTACGGGGTATGATTATGAGCGAATTGGTGGATTTCCCAATTATTGGGGATGGGGTTATGAAGACAATGAATTACAAAAACGTGTTGAAAAAGCCCGGATAAAAATTGATAGGAGCATTTTTTTCAATACAATGGACACAAATAATATAATCCAGTTGAACCACGGCCCTTTGCGAATAATGAACAAAGACGATTTTGAGAAATTCTCGACTAATGGAATTGGCGAAAATCTGTATACTATTAAAGAGCTGAATTACCAATTGGTACCGGAAGCAGGAAGTGAAACAACAATTGATATTGATTTTGTCAATGTATCATTTTTTCGCACTGGGTATGAAGAAGTGAAGAAGGAACAATTTGTGTATAACTTGAAAAATGGGAATCGTCCGATGCTTTAAGAGGAAAAATGGAAATCCCAAAATGTTGATGAAGTTCATTTAGGGTCGATAGTTAATAGTCGATATCTTATACTCGATAATTGATATCTTATAGTCGATATCTTACAGTCGATATCTTATAGTCGATATCTTACAGTCGATATCTTATAGTCGATATCTTTACGGTCGATATCTTATAGTCGATATCTTTACGGTCGATATCTTATAGTCGATATCTTTACGGTCGATATCTTATAGTCGATATCTTAAAAGAATGTAGGAAGACCCTTCTTATATACGCCGACTTCCATTGAAATATCGCCATTTTCATCGGCTTCATAAATGGGACTGTCCTTCTCGTTCTGGACGTAGTAGGTCTTGCCATTGATTTCAATGTCGTAGACCTCGGCTTCTTCCTCTTCTTCGCCTTCGGCTTCTTCACCGTCGGCTTCTTCGCCTTCAACAACTTCTTCTTCGGCTTCCTCGCCTTCGGCTTCTTCACCGTCGGCTTCTTCGCCTTCAACAACTTCTTCTTCAACAACTTCTTCTTCGACTTCTTGGTTGCCTTCAACAACTTCTTCTTCAACAACTTCTTCTTCGACTTCTTCTTCTTCTTCTTCGACTTCTTCTTCTTCTTCGACTTCTTCTTCTTCTTCGACTTCTTGGTCGACTTCGGCTTCTTCGGCTTCCTCGACTACTTCTACAATTTCATACTCGATAACCTCTTCTTGGTCTTCTTGAACAACCTCTTCTTGGTCTTCTTGAACAACCTCTTCTTGGTCTTCTTGAACAACCTCTTCTTGGTCTTCTTGAACAACCTCTTCTTGGTCTTCTTGAACAACCTCTTGGTCTTCTTGGTCGCCTTCGGCTTCTTGGTCTTCTTGAACAACCTCTTCTTCCTGGACAACAACCTTTTCTTGTTTGATCTCAACAACAACTGGTACATTGTCATCACTATCATCGTCTGATACTAAATCAATAACATTACTGAATGATTGCTTTTTTTTAGATGCCTTTTTACTTTGCTTATAAAGACTCTTGTATTTAACAACCTTACTAGAAAGTCGGCGATTATTGGACTCTAAATATTCAATTGTTGCCTTCAATGATTGGATTCGTTCATATAATAATTCATTGTCTACAGATAATTGCCGAAAATAAGGCAATTTCATCAAAATCTCGTTTGTATTTTTGAGTTCGGCGTAAAAATCGTAAGACTGCATTTGGATACAAATATTCGCTATTTGCTTTTATTACCTTTTTAAAAGTTATTATGATAAAACATCAATTTGTACATAATCTGCGTTCATACTTATTTTTCAATATATTTTTACACTGTATAAATGTTTAGCGCAGATGATATAATTACAACTGATAAATATTTATCGTTAGAAAATAATCATATTGTGTATTTAAAAACAGATACAGTAAAACTTGGGTATGATATAATATTTTGGAGAAATACCCTACACTCAATACGACCTGGATTCATATGGATAACTGGACATTCCGATTATTCTATTGATCAAGCCGTTTTTAATAAATACCAGGAACGATGTAAATACTGGTATGCCATTAATAAAGATTACCGCCATGACAAATTGCGGGCATTGCCACTGGGAATTACAAATGATACATTCGAATCCGAAATGAATCCAATCTTTGGAAATGTGAATATTATGATGGATGTTATGAATCAGCCAAGAGATATTAAAAACCTTGTCTATTTAAGTTTTTCGATTGGTACATATCCAATCGAACGGCAATATTGCCATGACATGTTTGTAAATAAACCCTGGGTCACAAAAGGTAAAATCGAAAATACATTGAAAGGCCGAAAAACGTTTCTGGAAGATATTCGAAACCATACATTTGTCTTATGTCCGAGAGGCAATGGATATGATACGCACCGATTATGGGAGACGTTGTATATGGGGTCAATACCGATTGTTATTAAAATACTGGCGTTGGAAGAGTTTACTGATTTGCCCATTTTATTCGTGGACAATTGGGAAATGGTGACGGAGGATTTCTTGAAAGAGAAATATGTAGAGATGATGGCAAAAACGTGGAATATGGAGAAGTTGCGATTTCGTTATTGGAAAGATACAATCCAAAACAATATAAAAGAAATACAGTCACAGTAAGTTGTTTACACGGGTTTTGCCGGAGTTCCCCTTATTAGTACCCCCATCTACTAAAACACGACCCAAACTGTATATCATAAATATGCTCTCTAAACATTTGCTGGACGAAAAAAAACGACAATTGGCATAATATCCCTGTTTTACTAATGTGTGACCACCAAACCTCTCCCATCGCCCGACTAATCATATTGTTGCGTCGTATAATGAACCCAGTGGCAAAATGAATATCATCCACTGATTTTAATCCACTATCCGCCTGTTCTTTTATATATTCTTCGTATGTGTCCTTTTGTACCGCATATCGCGGTTGTAGTATTGCCTCTCTCAATTCACTATGCGCCGATGGCAACCATGTCTTGCTAATAAATGGATGCCGCGCCATGCATATGCTATACGAACTATATTTCACTATGTTTTCCATCAATTGATTCACGGCCGGTCCATCTACACTGAGCGCACTATCAAAATAACACGTCGCGTCATAATGCCGCAATTCTTTCAACATATGTGGACACGCTTTCACCCGTTTTGCCATCATTATCGACGATGATTCAACATATTGATTCGAATAAAACACGGCTATCCACGCCGTATGACGCAGCCTCTCATGGGTTGTTCGATTGTTTGTAAAATAATAGCAATCATATTTGGTGGTTGGAACTGGCGGAATAAAATTGCGTTGATTTGAATCTTCGCCAAAAAAACACGTATAAAAAGCAAACATGTGCGAATAATACAAACAAGCCTCTATTGTTTGTATTATTTTATGAAGAGTATCATTACAATGAAATCTCTTTCCAACTTGGTGGGAATAAATCGTTCAAATATATGTCGCCCATCTTGGGGCCAAACCACAATTCTGGATAACAAACAATTTTTCGTGGATTGGGATTAAAATACGCGCTCCACCAACTAAATGTACTGTTTGCAATAATATTATGATTACAATTGCTCATCGTTAGCATCTGCTCCCAATCATGCATTTTGGTAGAACATGGTACAAATGTAATTGTCGGGTATTTTTTTGCCAGTACGCGGATGGAAATATTTACGGCGTCTTGGTCATCTTGTTCGAAAAAATACAAGATATGGAAGACGTTTGTAGAGAGGCGCTGAATAATATATTCGATTGATTTGATGTAGTATGTTATGGGCATTACTGGATGGCAGTCCTGTTTTTGCGCATAATCGCCAATACGAAAATGTAGCGATACTGGCAGAAGAAAGTTTGAGGGGATTTTGTATAGTGATTGTTTCTCGCGCAAACATATTGTGCGCGCGATTTCATCAAAATATTCGGCAAAGTACAAATAGGACTGGAAATATCCGTACAAACAAATGCTGGAATTGCGATTATAATATAATTTTGAATCCAGGGTTGTGTCGTGCCTAAATCCAGGTTCGCGAATTGTGTGCTGAACAAGTGTGCAATTGGTCATTGGAATCGTCGATGTCGGCCCCACAATTTGGTCGGTTTTCAATTCGCTAAATAATGTTTGCCAGTATGTGGGGCGATGTACTCCTGTTGTCAATACATCGGAGTGCTTGAATATGTAGGCGCGTTCGTGTTTTTTTGCTTTTGCCAATACTGTGAATATTTGGAATAACTGATTGCCGAGACCGCCCATGAGGAAACATGTTATGAAGTTGGGCATGTCGTCCATAATATTAGAGGGGCGACATAGTTTTATATTATTCGGAAAATTGAATATATTTGTGGTTTACAATTAATAAACAACAAACAAAATGTCTAGTAAAATGAATAATGAAGAGAGGGGGGTGGGTGTTGATGCGACTATTGAAAGTCAGTTTATAGAATCATTGGATGAAATTGACCGGATTGCGCTAAATGTTGCCAAAACCACGCTGGGGTCTTTGTTTACCCTCTCTAAATCGACTGCTTTCATTGAATGGTTGTCGAAACGTGGGGGTACGTGTACTTTACAATAAGTAATCACAAAGGTGTAGGCTTATAGAAGATAAGCCTTAATTGCCGCGATCACATTGGATCCCAATTTGCGTTTTTTTCCGCTAGATTCCAGGACTATGGTCTCTAAATATGCGGGTTCTGAACGCAAGTGGTCAATAAACGCAGCAAATGTTGCGAAAGGTCGCATGATTTCACCCGATATTGTGGAACTGATTCCCGGGATTTGCATCAACATTAACTGACCAATGTTTTCGCGAGTTATATTGGCTTTTTTTGCTACCTTGACAACAGAACAATAATCGAATGTTGATGCTGTATTTTGTGCCTCTACAATAGAGGTATTATCTTGACAAATATCAGTTGTTATGGTTACTGAGTTTTCTACTGTAGGACTTGCTACAGTCGCCTGGCTTGGTACTGTAGGACTTGAAGCCTGGCTTGGTGTCGCAGGGCTTGGTGTCGCAGGGCTTGGTGTCGCCGGGCTTAAAGCCGGGCTTGTACCCTTGCCAAGTTCACGCGCTATCTTATCCGCCGTGATTTCAATGTACTGCGCCGTCTCCGCCAACGACACCGTCCTGGTTATCGAGAATCCCTTGAAATAGTTCAGAGAGGCCATACACGCAAACACCAGTTTCTTATCATGGTCTCGCACTTGTCCCTCTATCAAGTATACAATATTATGTCGATTGGGGAAACAATTGGCAAGGCGATAAGATTGCTCCGCGTATCGCCCGTCTTTCACACTGGCAAGCAAGTCGGCGATAGACTTTCGTTCAATAATTTGGTAAGTAATGGATTCATCATCGCTGGTAAATAGGATATCACCGAGAGGAATTACACGTTTTTCAATAGTCATACGAGCAGGTTGTTGGGTTAGGATAGTGTAAAGCGCCGACTCGCGTTCGTCGACAATGATTTTCATTTTGTAAAGAGAGGAGCACATTGTCTTTATGCTAGTATACCTAGTTACATTCAAAACATGTAATTAGGTATTGTTAATCAATAATTTTATGATACCACCTATTCGTATTGCGGTTTGAGTGCTTCTGGTGCCTCGCTTGGCGGCAATGGACCCGCCCCATAAACATCCGGCAAATACGACGTCTTCGGCGTGAAATACAACGGCTTGCTGACATACCTGTCCACATAATTACCCACGCGGACTGCGTTTTCCGTCGTCTGAACACCCCCCCAATTATAGTCCATCGGGTTCTCGCTCACCGATTTACCGAGTGCTGTGCTATCATGGATGGCATCCACATCCGTGTATTCTCCAATATGTAAGCCATATGGGTCAAAACCGGCAAACTGACCCTGGTTATAAGTATTATTATCACGAGTAGCATCGAGGACTTTTATCGGTTTTCCGCCAAGTTGAGTAATTGACGACGCAGCAGTATCCGGTATACCCGCCTGTAAATCAAACGGACTTGGGCGCATACGATACACTTCGGTGCCTTGTGCGGTCGTCTCATATTGTAGGAACAGGATGGGGCAGCGCATTCCCTTATTACGCTGGATATCTAGATAGTTTATATATTCGTCCAAATTGTAGAAGGGAATTGGGTCCGCATCGGGTGTCTTGGTATTGTAGAGAAGAAGAGATGCGCCTTTTCTCACGAGTAAATCGGGACACGACGTATCGTCATTCGTTTTTGCGTTTGCTTTTGTAAATGCTTCTTTCTTATCGAATGTCAAACAAAAATAGAGTCCTGCTAAAAAAGACACAACCGAGAATCCTAAAAGTGTTGCTTTGCGATCAATTGGCATAGTGTGTGTGTTCTATTATATTATCAGACTATATTTTGTATGTACTATGAATAATAATAGCATTTATTGTCTGTTATGATTTGTGCTAAATGACAATTATGTATGCACATAATTACGAATGCCTAATACATTTAACTGATTGATAATCTGGTGTCTCTCATTTATTTTTGCTTGATATTCATTTGTATTAAACCAAAACCTTTCGTGCCATTCAATAAAAATAATCTTTACATTTTTAATATATGGTGATTCAATGAGCTTTGGTAAAACTACAAACTCACTTCCTTCAATATCACATTTAATAATTATATCCGCATTGGGGTCATATTTTACAATGGATGATATAATTTCACTAATATCAACACAATTACATTTTGTTGATTCAATATCAAATACTACGCCATTTCCATAATCAATTTGAGGATTTATATCAATACAATTTGACCCTGTTGTGTATCCTTCTATGTATTTATCTTTATTGGTATTATTCCATGCTCCTTTATGATTATTAAATGTGATTTCACCTGTGTAATTCATTATTGCCAAATTATAATGCTTAAATGAGTTAAACTGGTTTTCATATTTTTTAATTAATTCTGGGTTTTTTCTAGATTCATCATAGATAGCTTTATTTGGTTCAAAGCATAGAACATTTACATTTTTGTCTATTTGAAGCTTTGGAATAAACTCTTCGAGACCTTCAAACTTATGTGTTCCAAAATCTAAAAAATATTTCATAATATAAGTATATTATTTAAATAATATTTATATTTAAACCAGCGAAGAATATAAATCCGCACAGCGGATTTATATTCTTCTTGGTTCGTGACCAATAACGATTTAAATTCTAGCACCAAAGGTGCGGATTTAAATCTTCATTGGTTTAAATAATATTAGATTACTTTTACGTATTTGTATATTTTATATTACTAGTATATACTATGGGCGGTTCAAAACAAATCTTTGTTGGTAGACTCCACGCAAATTGGTGTATTCATTGTAAAAGTCTTAAACCCGAATGGGCAAAGATGAAAAAAATACTCTCTAAAACAAAGGGAAAATACCGATTCGTTTCTATTGAACAAGCAAAAGAAACACATGATTTAGAACGATTGAATAAATATTTGGGGATTGTTGAAGATGACAAGAAGGTCCAAATGAAAGAAGGGTATCCTACAATCTTCAAGGTGGTTGATGGCGTTGTTGAGTACTACAACGGACCAAGAATTACGCAAAGCCTTGTGAACTGGGTAAAAGAGACGACTGGTGGAACACGTAAACAGAGTATTGTAAAACAGATTACTCATAAACGTAGTATTAAAAAACGAAGTACTAGGAAACGAAGTACCTATAAACGCGGCACAAGACGACAATAATTCTATTATAATACTATGTCGACATAGTATCATATCCTACTTAACACTTCCAGTAAGTAGATCCACTGTTGCCAGAACCAACAGGGCGACCGGCGCAAGCAACTCGGCCACGGTTGGTGTTCATGCACGCAAGTGTCATGCACTTGCCAGGTTTGCTTCCATGGGCAACGTTAGTCCAAGAATCAACACCAGTTGTTGACCACAGACCCGCCTTTTTATTTCCTCCGCCAGAATTGCGATTTACCAATGATGCGGCATTTCTTGCTCTAGATGATCCGTTCATTAATGTCATTTTTATATATATGGTTGACAGATTTTATTCTGAGATAGGGTATTGTAAAATTGAAAATCATATAAACATAAATGCCACTAAATATATATATCCAAAAATGTCTCTAAAACACCTTTTCAATTCGGATGATGATATTCGCATTGAAAAAAACAAAAACGGCGAAGATGTCTACGTATTTGACCCATACAATCCTCTAAATAGAGAAATTGGCGAAGCCGATGTTCGCCAAATATTGGCTACTTATGGCATCAATCTCCCTATCCGCAATATGACCTTGTACCGCCGTGCATTTGTAAATCAATCATATTGCCGCCGACCCGAGCTAGAAAACGCACAAAACAATGTAGTAATTATGCCTAAACCCGACAATTGTCTGCCTCTTCATACAAAATCCAACGAACGCTTGGAGTTTATCGGGGATGGGTACTTGGAATGTTCTACAAAGTTTATTTTGTACAATCGTTTTCCTAAAGGAACCGAAGGGTTTATGACCGAGAAGAAAATCGCGCTTGTCAAGAATGAGGCAATCGGTCGAATTGCGTATGAAATGGGTCTACATAAATGGGTGATATTGTCTAAACATGCGGAGGCAAAAGATATACGCACCAATATGAAGAAGCTGGGGTGTGTATTTGAGGCCTTTGTGGGCGCAATCGCGCTGGACTACAACCAAATGGTCGTGGCAGACGAGGCCAAGCTTTACGAGAATGTGTTTCTCTCTGGCCCCGGGTTCCAAATGGCGCAAATATTCATGGAAAACGTGTTCAATAAACATGTGAATTGGATGGAGCTGATTATGAACGACGACAATTACAAAAACATCCTACAAGTGAGGATACAAAAAGAGTTCAAGGTTACGCCAGAATACATTGAGGTGTCGGAGCAACATCCTGAGCGAGGATATCATATGGGGGTCTACTTGTGCTTGGGGCAGCCGGTGTTCGGCCTACAACACCGAGACTCATTGCCAATTACTCAGTTTACTGGGGGACAGCGATTTGCGGAAATCCATGAATATATGTCGCGCAATTCGAAGGGGTTTATATTCTTGGGTGAAGGATACCACAAGATTAAGAAGAAGGCGGAACAGCATGCGTGCCAAATGGCGTTGAAGAATATTACTTCTTAGACTTGCGACTGCGGCGAGCGCGGCGACCGCTACCGCGTTTCTTTGACTTGTCGGGTTTCTTCGCTACGCCATGGCTAAAACTAAATACACCCGGTGCTGCTTCTACTGGACGTGTAAGTGACAACAAAGGTCCAACACTTCTATTATTTACAGCTTCTTTTTTTCCATAATTTTCTAAAAAAGTTTGAAAAGCGTGTTGACTTTTAAAAACATCAATCTGTTCTGAAGCATTTATCAACATTTCTTCTTCAATTTTATGTTTGTCAATATTTAACTCATATATTTCTTCTATTTTACTTTTTAGTTGTTCTATCAAAAATCCCAATGCTTTATTATAAATATCTAATTGTTTTCCAAATTGTCTGCTTATATATTCCTTTAAAAATAATTCGATATAGAAAATATTATAAGAACGAATAGATATTGTCGAACCACGAATATTATGTGTTTCTGAATTGTCATATTGTTCTCGGATTTCTTCTTTGCTATTGATAATGGAAGATTCAGTTTTACATAGTTCACTCATTTCACCTTCCAATTTAGAACAATATTCTTTATTTTTATTGATATTATCAGTACAACACTTTATTTGATTATCAATATCTCTTTGACTACCCAAAGCCCATTCCACCCACCCTTGATTACGTTTTTGTTCATTTAATTCTTCCAGAGTTTGATTTAGTTTGGTTTGTTCTAATTGTGATTTACTTAGAGAGTCTTTATTTTTTTTTAATTCTTCTTCATTAATTTTGTGTTTCTTATCTAAGTGTTCAAAATTATTATCATAACCTTCTTGTGTCATATAAGGAAAAGTTTTATAATCTGGTTTTGGAAATGTTAGTGAACTTGAAGTTGATGCTGATGCTGATGAATCATCAACTATTTTTCGTTTATTAATGGGTCTACCAGTAAGTATTGTTTTTGTGGGATTTCCATATGTTTTAGAACGGTATGGCATTATATATTATTTTACTGATATAAATCACAAAGATTTATTGATTCGGCAAATTGTAACAATCATAACAAATTATTAGCTTGATTCCGCAATAATTAGATTTATACCGGTAAAGAATCACACCCTTTCACCTGCAAAGGTATAAACACTAATATATAAATATAATATAAGACAATGGACAAAAAAGATGTTCTAAAACAACTTGAAATTGTCAATGAACCAAATAAGAAACCAAAACGGGTAATTCGTATTGGAAAAAAAGACGCCCAAGATGTGGAAGGCGCACATCCGGTTTTTAGCGATGAATCCGCTTTACCAGAACCCGCACAAGAACCCGACAAATATTTTGTGGACAAGCGGATGAACTTCTTTGATAGAGCATCTGTATTTGAACGAATCCAAAAAATAATGAAAGGAGAGACGGTTGATGATTTAGTAATAAATGTTAAAGATGCTGAGCCCAAGGGAGTGCCTAAACCGCTTGATTTAGACGATGTCGAAGCAAAGGCTTTTGCAAGACCACAGGTTCCTAGACCAGAAGTTCCTGAACCAAAAATTACTGATGGACCACAAGTTCCTATGCCGCAGGTTCCTAAATCCGAGGAACCCGAACCAAAGGCTGGTCCCAAGAAACGCGTCTCTAAACAACAACCCAAAAACGTGGTCGCCGCCGACATTCCTAGTTCTCAACTCGTGATTACCAGCAAAAACATCGACAACTACGTTCCCAAGAAGAAGAGCTATGTGCGCAAAATTAGCCCATATTACATGAGCAACCGCCGCATTTTCATCCAGAAACTCGGCGCTCTTTTCAAATCACACGCCGATGAATTGGCCGAAGTCGTCGACGAAGACGTCAGCTGCGAAAACCGCACTTCTAAATCATTCGACCTCATGACTCACCAAAAAGTCGTCGCCGATTATTTGAATACATATACTCCTTATCGGGGTCTTCTCATTTACCACGGTCTCGGGTCAGGCAAAACCTGTACTTCCATCGCCATTGCCGAAGGAATGAAAACTGACAAACAAATTGTTGTCATGACTCCTGCCTCTCTGAAAACCAACTTTTTCAGTGAACTCAAGAAATGCGGCGACGCCATTTATCGCCGCAAACAACATTGGGTTAAACGTGTCCCCGCTACAAAAGTGGAAGCCGACACCATTGCCGAAGCATTGTCACTTGACCCTGAGCTAGTCCAACGCAAGGGTGTTTGGCTCATGAATGTGAAACTGGAATCTAACTTTGACACATTATCCAGCGCCGAACAATCCGAAATCGACCAACAACTCGACCAGATGATTCGCACTAAATACCAGGACATCAACTACAACGGACTCAATCAGAATATCCTGAAACGATTGACAAAAGATTCGACGATTAACCCTTTCGATGGCAAGGTCGTCATCATTGACGAGGCGCACAATTTCATCAGTCGTATTGTGAATAAACTGAACGCCCGTGATTCACTCAACTACCAGCTCTATGAATATTTGTTGAGCGCCGTGGATACCAAGATAGTATGTTTAACAGGAACCCCCATCATCAACTATCCCAATGAGATTGCCATTTTATTCAATATACTCCACGGATACATCAAAACGTGGATGTTCCCCATTACTGTAAAAACCACCGACAAAGTGGACAAAGAATACATCATGCGATTATTTAGTAAAGAGAGGTTCGCCATTTACGATTATTTAGAGTATTCGGGAAGCCAATTGACCATTACGCGAAACCCATATGGATTTGTTAATGTGCGCAAAAAGACGACAAAAGAAGACGCCGATGAAATGTCGGCATATGGCGGCGTGGCGCTGAACCCCGAAGGAAATATCAGCGACGTCGATTTTGAAGACCGCGTTGTGCGTATACTTGGTCGCGCGGGCCTGGATGTATCGCGCCGCGGCATTTCCGTGGAGAATATCAAATCGTTGCCGGATGACACCGCCAATTTCCTCAAGCTGTTTGTTGACCCCGAGACGGGGAATCTCAACAACTCAGAATTGCTGAAGCGCCGCATTCTAGGACTAACATCGTATTTCCGCAGTGCGCAAGAACAACTTTTGCCTAAATACGAAAAGGACACGGATTTTCAAATAATCCGCGTGGAAATGAGCGATTACCAGATGACAAAGTACGCCGAAGTGCGTAATTTAGAGAGGGACCGCGAAAAGAAGAAGAAAACGAAAAAAGTGGGGGAAGATTTATTTGAAACAAAGTCGTCGTATCGTATTTGGTCGCGAGAGACTTGTAATTTCGTTTTCCCAGAGATGGTGGAGCGCCCCGGTATGATAAAACCATTTGATTTTGCCGATGCGTTGAAAGGTGCCGAAGATGAAAAAGGCGCGGCGCTAAAGAAACACATTGAGGCAGTAGAAGAGACGGCCGACGTTGAACAATCTGCTACAGCATTGGCAAAATTGGTTGAAAATGGCGACGCCGTTCTAAGCAAAGAAGGACTCGCTAAATATAGCCCCAAGTTTCTAAATATCCTGGAAAACATCGAAGACCCGCAAAACATTGGGCTCCATTTGTTGTACAGTCAGTTTCGTACTCTGGAAGGTATCGGCATTTTGAAAATCATTCTGGAATACCACGGGTTTGTGGAACTGAGGTTGGTGAAAACGGCGACCGGTGAATGGGATGTTGGAGATATAGAACCGGGTAAACAGAGATTCGCGCTTTACACGGGAACGGAGACTGCCGAAGAAAAGGAGATTCTGCGACATATTTACAACAGCAATTGGGACCAGGTGTCATCGTCGTTGCGCGAACGCCTGACACTCATCGCGCCAAATAACTATATGGGCGATATTATTAAACTGTTTATGATTACTGCCGCGGGAGCCGAAGGCATCAATCTGGAAAATACGCGGTTTGTTCATATTGTGGAGCCATATTGGCACCCAGTGCGATCGGAGCAAGTCATTGGTCGTGCCCGCCGTATTTGTAGTCATAAAAACTTGCCGAGGGAACTACAGAATATCCATGTGTTCTTGTACTTGACAGTTATGTCGGAAGCGCAAAAGAATAGTCGCGACAACATACAAATTATAACACAGGATTTGAGTCGGAGAGACCAGCGGACGCCGGTGACGACGGACGAGTATTTGTACGAGATTGCGAATATGAAAGAGGCAGTGAATAGCCAGATTTTGAAGGCGGTGAAAGAGACTGCGATTGATTGCTCCCTCTACAAGAATACGGAAAATCTAGTTTGTTATGGAACCCAAATTGTTCGGTCGAATGAATTTTCGTCGGTGCCCAATTTGGAAGAAGACGCGACGCAGAAGAATGCGCTCAATTTCAATAAACAACGTGCCAAGTTAATTGAAGTCAGTATTGCGGGGAAGATGTATTTGTTTAATGAGAAAACGACGGAATTGTTCAATGCGGATACGAAGGCCCCTGCGGGGAAACTGGTGGAGCGCAATGGGCGCATGCAAATCGTAGTGTAAACCATTGTAAATGTTTATTGGTTTGAGCACACAGAAAATTGAAAATCTGATTATACCAAACCCAAATGACACAATCAAACCACCAAAATGAACAGATTAATAATAACCATCGCAAACTCTATTTACAATATTATTGAAGCCATCATGACACAATTTGCATTTGTACTCGTGGTCTGTATTCGAAAGCTGCGAGCCGCACTCAGTCGCGGATTAGACCTCACAATAATGTGTGTAGACCGCATACAGCAAAATAATATACTCAATCGCGTGTTTGAGTATATTGCGATTACAATGGGCGCAGTTGTAGCGGCTCTCATTGTTCTCATAACATTATTCATATCGTTGTCATTCTTCGTAGTAATGGTCCTTCCGGCCAATATCCGCGACCAAATCGGGCAAATATTTACTGGTGCGAAGCACAATCCAGATTGGGTTGTGTATTAGAGGGGGAGGGAGTTTACTGAAACATAAATGTGCGTGGGTCAACAGTATTCGAATAATGTTGCGTCTTTTTTGGTGGCACATAGGTTCCGCCGGCGCGAGCACGGCGCAAAGCATTATTGGTGTCATTGATATCGCGCACCCCTGTGAAAGACATCGGATTTTGATTCGCATTCAGCGTTCCGACACCCACTTCAACGGCGCGTCGGCGCGCAATCACTGATGAAGCATCGCGATTACCACCGATGAACTTCTTTTTTTTATTTATACTTTGGTCAATCACCGGATACACTTCGCTATATTGCCGGCGCGACATTGCGAAACTACTGGTACCATCACTCGACAAATCCTTTTGAGGCATTGCTTTCACGGAGCTCAGTGTTCCATTGTTTAATTCGGTGAAACTATTTTGTCCTATTTTATCGGTCGTTATACCCTGAAAATTGACAAATGACATATATACATCTGGTATATATTTCATTATTTGTGTGAAAATATTAGTCCCGAATGCTGTTGTTGTTGTTGCTGCTGTCTAAATAACCATTCTTTCTGCATATCCAACATTAATCCAGCGTAATTTGTCTGGCGACTTTCAACATCACTAAATCCCTCTCTCTGTATAACCGTTGGTGGCACTATCATATACCATTGATGTGTGGATTGGAGTCTTTTCCAATATATATCAATCGCGAATTGTCTCTTATCAAACGGGTTTCGCATAAATAGCGCAATACCTTCGCGGATATTATCAATGAGCGGTTTATAGAACCGGCGATTCACAATATATCCCGTCGTTGTCTGGCAATTTGTGACTTTAACAGCATAATTATCAATTGGGTCATATGGCGGCACGGCGTTTCCCCCCAAAATAAGCACATCCCAATTGTCTCCCATTTTCTCGCAAAACAATCCTACATTTGTGCGGACCAATTCTGGATTCAAGAATACAATATCGTCTTCGCATATAAACACATATGGCCAATCGTTGGCGGCCGCTTCTTCCAAACATTTTAAATGACTGAGCGAACATCCGATTGCACCATTTGCCGTTTTAATGGCATTAAAACGAGTTCCGCGGATTCCCATTTTATCCAGTTCGGCAACAACTTCGGCCAAGCGGTCGGTGCGATGTGCTAAGTTAATATATCGGGTGTTTTCTACTAAATCCGTGAATAATGGCATACAAAATATAGGATTTGGGTTTATATTATTTGCGCGATATAACCTCTAACATGCTGTCCATCTTTGATGATATATTGTTGATTTTATCTTCGAGTGCTTGGATTTTTTTCATGAGGGTGCTTTCGTAAATAGATTGCGTTTTGTCGAATAAATGTTCGGTGTTTTCTCCCCATTGGACTTGTTTTCGATGAGAGGTGGGTTCTTGTGCGTCCAATGAAATGTCGATGGGGTCGGAGATTTGAATACGTATTGGAGGGTCCTGTATATTAGATGAAGGCATAGATGAAGGCATGATATCGGCATCTCTGATATTTTTGTATTCATTTAGCGCTTTTGTAATATCCTGGATTGCCTCGTCTTTTATTGAATCGTTGAATGTAGGTGTTGGAACTGTTTTTTTGGTCATTGATTCGTATTCGACTTGGCGGCGATTGTATTGTTCCATCATCTGTGATTCGCGGGAATCGCGAAATGATGCGGATGTTTGGACACTTGGCGTAAGACTTGATGCAAGGCTTGGCGCTTGCGTAAACGTAGTGGACCCTTGCGTTAAGCCTTGTGTAAACGTAGTGGATCCTTGCGTTAAGCCTTGCACCAAAGGTCGTTTTTCCGCGCTCATTTTCCGTATAGATTCCAACATACAGTCAAGTGCGCGTTTGTTGATATCGCGCAAAGATACATTACGACCTTGCGTTTCACCATATACTTGGTGAATAATACTTTTGAACCATTCTTCTTTGAATCCAGGTTTCATTGGCGCAAAAAAGTCCACCAGTTGAGATGTATTATTCACGATTTTCCACAACATAATTTGATTATTTTCTTGTACAAACTGATTTGCCATAATTAAATGATATAACGATTTGGGTTTATATCATTTTTATCTTGGGATAAGTGTAACGAAAGGTGCGTAGCCGATAAGTGTAACGAAAAGTGCGTAGCCGATAAGTGTAACGAAAAGTGCGTAGCACGTCTATTCATCACATACACGCGGCGCCAAAAACACCATAATATGCGCCATCTTGGATATTTCATCATCCTCATATTTCGGCAGTTCCAATACATACGTCGCTTTCAACGGATAATTGTCACTAATCTTCAAATTAATCGTATTGCTCACTTTGTGGAATGCGCAAATATTATGAAAATGCGCCAATGAAAACGACAAGTTCAGCGTCTCACCTTCATTAATGGCAAACAGCACCAAATCATCAATTGGCACAACCACACTCATATTGCCCGACTCACTACTACTCGAAATCAACCGGATTTCATCCTCGCTACATTTGATTTGTAAATCCGCGCCAAATTGTTTGAGCTGACCAATCAAACTTGAGAAATTGGATGACGCCAATGAGAATTCCGCGGCATAATCAATCTCGGGAATCGCCATTATTTCACTCTCTATTTCCATAAGCGGCAATTCAAAATGCTTATCGAATGTCGTTTTCGACTGTGTCGGGTTCAATAAATCAATGTAGAGTTTGTCGCTATTTGCTTCATCATATCTCAGGTGGATCTCGTGGGAATCTTCGCGTGTATTTAGGATCTTAAACAGCAATAATACATTGATTCCCATAACAATTGATGTTGATGTAGTGCTCGTATATTCATACACATCGAACCATGCCTTGGGAATACTGATTTCAAATATAGATATGTGCGAATTGTCCATTCCTTGCGCATAGAGGCGGTCGCCATCAAACATCAAGTTTACATGTTCGGCAAACAATTTGATATTCTGAAATAATCCGCTAAATATTCGCGCATTGTCGCGATTTTTTACTATGATATTCATTTGTAAAAATTGGTTGGAATGTTTATATTGTTTTGTGGCTCTAAGTTTACGACCCTAAGTTTACGACCCTAAGTTTACGACCTTAAATGTTTTTTGCGGTGTTATATCTCATGACATTACCATTCTTCATATGAATAACAATTCGGTCTTTAATTGACGGGTCTACGATTGGAATCACGATACCGCACAAATATTCGACAAAAGTCGGCGGATTGAAAATGTGGACAAACTCCAGATGCTTCAACAATCCCTTTCCGTTTTTGTGACCCTCTCCCGAGACCAACGATATAAACCCCTTATAACGTTCAATCGCCGACATGGTTAATCCAGCCAAGTCCACGTGTAAATTGTACCTTGAATATGTGTTGATAATTCCCTCAGTTAATTGTAGTAAATAGATTGCCATTTTCATATAGACCGCCGGAGAGGCAACCGTTTTAAAAATATTATAATTTACATCGATTGTGTTTTGGTCGACTTTAAACATGAATGGCATAATAGCATCAATATCAATATTGTTGGTAATCGTTTCAGCACAATTGAACTTCTGTTGTTTTTTGAAAAATGTGTTCTTTTGGTTTTCGGTATAATACTCGTTCCGCGCGGACTCTATCTTTTTCAAAATATCAGCATCCATTGTATTATTGCTTATTATATATTTTTATATTTGTTTTTACATTATTTACCTGACAATTATTCAACCGAAACCACCTTGGCGAGGTTTTTCGGTTTGTCAGGATTTATTCCGCGGTTAACCGAAATATAATAGGCCAACAATTGTATCGGGACTATTCCGAGAAGCGATGCGAATGACGAGTGTCCGGGAACGTATATTTGTTTGTACCGCGCATCCTCTATTGTTTTGTCATTGGTTATCAAAATAACGGGCGCATTTCGCGAAAGCACTTCTTCCACACAATTCATCGTTTTTGCCGTATGTCGCAAATCCATATTGAAAATGATTACGGGGATTGTTTCATCCAAGAGTGCGAAGGGTCCGTGTTTCAGCGAACTCGACGAATATCCTTCCGCGTGGATATACGTGATTTCCTTGATTTTGAGTGACCCCTCGCGTGCCACGATTTCGTCGGTGCCTTTACCAAGCAAAAAAACGTTGGTCGTGTGTTTCCATTGTTCGCACGCATAGTGTTTCATTTGCGCATCCAACAAATCGAGTACATTTGAAAAATCATTCGACAAATTATTCAGGTCGTGGATGACTTTGATTCGGCGCTGTTCATTGAGCCCCGCGATTTGCGAAAACCAGATGGCGGCCAATGAGAGGCACACGACTTGACTACTAAATGCCTTGGTCGACGCCACGCCCACTTCCGTCCCCGCATTACAATATATACCGCAATCCACCTCTCTTGCTATGAGCGAATCGACCACATTGATGATTCCAATTGTCATTATATTCGCCTGTTTAGCGATTTCGATACACCTATGTAAATCCTTGGTCTCGCCCGATTGCGATATTAGTATAAACGCGGTGTTTCCTTCGCGTGGAATGTCTTGTTCTGAGAGCTCGGCGCCGTCGAATGCCTGAACAACATTGAATCCGCACAACGATTTGAAAAAGTGCATGCC